GGCCAGGAGCCTTTCCGCCAGATGTTACCAAAGCGCTTCCCTTCGGTCTAATGTCCGAGAAATCGAAACGGATCTTGGATGTGCCGTTGAAATAAGAAAGAATAAGCATCTTTACAGCATCAGCCCAGCCCTCGATGGAGTCGCCAATAAGGTAGCGTCGGGTTCTCTTGCTGCTTGGACGGTTGATCTCGGGCAACTTCTCTACATGGTGCCTCTGAACGGAATAGCCGACACCTGTGCCTCCGAGAAGAAGGAACATCGCCTCACAAAAGGCGCGAACATCGTCGATCGGCATGTAGGCGCAGTTGAAAACGCGGTTTGGAGCAACCTCAATGGGCTTTCCGCCAAACTGCATAGAGCGCATGGAAGGTAGAACCTTCTTGTCATAGACAAACTCATAAGCTGCGCTTATTTCTTCTTTAAGCGCAGGATATTTCTTTACATGCATTGCCTTGTTTCGATCTACGATCTCCTTAAAGGTTTCGCGTCGATATAGTTCTGGCACATACTTGGCATACTTCATGTGCACGGTGATGTCTGAAAGTATTTCTGTTGATAGATCCATAGTTTATTTTGCTCCTTCTTTTTGTTCCTTCTGCTCTTTCCTAAACTTCTTATACTTTTCTTTCAGAATCTCACTTTGGTCCTTGACAGAGATAGTGGATGCTTCTTCGTCCGTTGGCTTGATAACTTCAATACTTACATTTGATGTGTGCATTTTAACAGGGAATACGAGTCCATCAGGTCCGTTCCTGTTCTTGGCAACAAAAAACCTTCCTGTATTGTTTTGCTTATCTTCTACTGTTCTCGAAAGTGAGAAAATGAAGTCAGACACAAAGCATTTGTTGAATGCCTCGGAAATGGATTCCATTGTGATAACTTCTGCATTGAGTCCTGACCTATTCGTTTGAGAGGCAGTCCAGAAAGAGCAATTGAACTCTTTGGCCAGACCACGCAACTCTTCATAAATAGATTCGAGTTCATGTCTTTTCTCTCTTCCAGAAGAAACTGGACGCAAAAGATCTGCATAGTCAACAATAACCATATCAGGATCTATGTCCTTCATCTTCAACTTTTCAAGGTGAGTTCGCAGAGTCCGCGTAGATGCTGACTTTGTGGGGTATTCCTTTACGAGAAGTACACCCTCAAGATCCTGAACTTTCTCATAGATCTCCTCCTTGAAAGTATGCATTTGAGAAAGGGGGATCTTGGTAAGACAAGAGTCATAACGACCAGCCACGACAGTATCAGCAAGTTCAAGTGTGTAATGAACTACTGTCTTGCCGTGCTTGATCGCCTGGGCTCCCAAGTGAACGAGAACCATTGACTTTCCGGCACCTGTGGGGGCAATAACAACGCCAAGTTCTGCCTTACCAAGACCACCCTTACAAATTTCATCAATCTCCTTCCACCCTGTTGTAATCGGGTTTCGGGCCTTGATCTCAAAGCGCTTCTCAAAGTCTTTTACATAATCGTAGCCATGATCAGAATAGTCGCCCAACTTGATTGCATCGTTGATGATCTTGGAGATCTCGTCAAACGAAGAGCGTTCAAGTAGTTTGACTGACTTGATCATTGCTTCCTTCAACTTTTGCTTTCGGCAAAAGTCAAGTGCTGTCTTCTTTACATACTCGGAACCGCTAACGACGGAATCGTGAATGCGAGCAAAGTAGTTTCTCAACTGCTGCTGGGTTGCTGCGTTCTCGTCCTCGATCTCGGCACGAATAATAGAAATCATGATCTTATAAGTCGGGTGAACATTATACTTCTCCCGGTACTCAAAGATCTTACGAATAAAGACACGGAGGTAGTGAAGTTCCAAAAAGTTAATATCTAGAACTTCCATGATCTGGTCGGCAAAAGGACGATCCAGCAAGATCATCTGGCATAGAGTTTCTTGAAAATCCTTGCCAAATTTGCTGAAACTCGGCTTCTGCTTCTTCTCCAAATCACTGTCCCCCGTCTTTTGAATGTAGCCCACCTTGGGTCGCCTGTCAAGCACTTTGCTTACTCTTCTCGATCATGCCACGGAACATCGTGAACAGTTCCGTCCAATTGTAAGAGCCAAAGCCATGACTGACCGATGCCTTCTTGAGACCTGTTGCATTTAGTTCAAGCAAGAAGTTTTCAAGAGCATGGTTGATCTTATGACGACCCTGCACCGAAATGCTGGGTGGTGTCAAGTTCATGACCTTGTAATTAGTCTCCACTGTGTCCCAGCCTTCGACAACATTGGAATAAAACTTGACCTTTTCGTTAGTGTCTTCGCAGAACCGCCTTACATCGGAAAGCGTGTGCATCTTGTCTTCGCAAAGAAACGCGAGGCGCTTGGAAATGGTCTTTAGACCTGCGCCCTGGATGCCGACGAGGTTGTCGGACTTGTCGCCGGCAATAGCACGAGCGATGACAAAATTCTCTGGGGAGATGCCATACTCGTCAATGACCGTCTTCTTTGTCCAAGCCTTCTTTTGAATAGGTCGGTAAAGGACAGTCTCGTTGTCCAAGAGTTGCAGGAAGTCCTTATCGGAGGACACAATAACCTTTTGCCAACCCTTGTAGCGAGGAGACTGGACGACAGCAGCAATAATGTCGTCTGCCTCGACCTTATCAAGCACAAGCTGGATGATCGGCATTTCGTTTAGCATTTCCATAAGGATCTGCTGCTGCCAGATCATATTTTCCTTCTGGGACTGCTCTGACATACCTTCGATCTCGTAGTTCTTACGGAGAGGCTTGCGGCCCTGCTTGTACTCCTTGACGGTCTGACGACGCTTTTGTGAGCCACCAGCACCATCCCAAGCAATAATAACTTGGTCTGGATTTGCTTCTCGCATGATCTTCTTCATGGAGTTTAGAAAACCAACGGCACCACCAACAGGGTTGCCATTAGTAGAGATCATCCCATTTACAATGTAGTTTCGGATGAACATATTCAGTGCATCAATTACCACGACTCGATTCATTTTGCCCCCAAAGTCTGTTTATAGTTTATAACACTCGATCGTCTGGTCGTCAATGGAGTAGAACACCCTCTTGACACCAACATGACGAAGAACCTCTTCACACATGGGACAAGGCTTGGAAAGAAGAAGAGAACCCTGCTTGCTGATCCTGACAACATAAATGTCTGACCCTCGGGTTTTGTCTCTCGCAACGCCAAGAATGGCACCAAGTTCAGCGTGGTGGGTTGCGTGTCCGCAACCATGAGCCCGAAAGCGTTGTGCCCACCTCTGAACCTTGTTTTGGTTTGCCGACCAGTTTAGGACGCTTCCGCCCTTTACCAAAATGGCTCCGTGCCTGTGTAGCGAATAGGTAGAACCCTCCGCAAGACGACGAGCCAGGTCAACATAGCGCCTATGGCGTCCCTTGATCTTCATACAAGAATGCCCCAACACTCTTATAGTAGCGTGTTGGGGCATCAAAGTCAAGCGGAATGTTTTATCATTCTTCGCCGTCTATATCGTAAAACTCCTTGGCGTCGACTGCCTTGTTGTCAAAGCGGAGAATGACTTCTTCTTCCATAAGCTTGAAAACTCTTTCTCGGAATGTGTCGTTCTGCAACTTTTCCAACCAGTTAGCGGACTGGAACTTTTCTGTTTTTCCATCTTCGTAATGCAAAGTCCACCAAGCGCCTGCATTCGTGAGGTGCTTGGAGCTTTTAATAGCTTCAAGCCACGACTCTTCGTCTTGGATTTTAACATCATCCCCAGCCCAAAGGATCTTGAATGTGCATTCTCGACCATCTGAACCGAAACGGGACTTCTTAATCTTTGCCTTTACCTCTGTGCCAACCCGGAAACCCTTGTCATCATAAATGTAGCTTGACTTGCCCTTACGAGCAGTTAGCCAGATGCGAAGAGAATAGGCATAAATGGCTGCCTTGCCGCCTGGGGTGAAATATGGCTCCAACCTTGCTTCCGCAATGTTTGAGGTAATGTTCGTCTTCAACTGGTTTAGAATAAGAAGCGTGGACTGCGAATTCGCAATAGGAACGGTTAGCTTTGCGAAACCCTTTGACAAGATGCGTGGCTTGACAGCCATGCTTGAAAGCGGGTTAAAGTCGCCTTCAATGTCGGTGGTAGAAGGCGTCATAGCAAGGGAGTCCCAAATAAACAGCATTCGGTTCTCGTTTCCTGCTAGGAGTTCTTCAATAGTTTCCAAAACAAACTCAACTGACGATGCTTGAATGTAAAGTAGATCATCTACATTACAGCCGGCGTTTGTCAGAAAGTCAGGGTCAATAGCTGACTCTGAATCAAAATAGACGACATCAATGCCCATCTTCTGGGCGTTGCCTGCGATCTGGGCAGCCATGTAAGACTTACCAGAGGCAGAAAGACCAGCGATCTCCGAGATCTTTCCTACTGGAATGCCGGCGTACTTTCCACGACAAATGATGGAGTTTAGCCAGCGGGAACCAGTTGGGATCCACTCGGTAACCTCTGTCGGGTTTGTCCCTGACAGATCGTGGGCAACTGTTGCACCTGCCTTCTTGTTGACAAGCTTTCGCATCTCAGCGATGGAAAGCTTTCCTGCCTTTGCCTTTGTTCTCTTAGGCATTTATTTCAGTGCTCGTGGTTGTCGGTCATAATGTTGTTGGCCTCGTCAAAAACGGGCTCGGTCTCTTCGACCTCAACATCCTCAACAACCTCCGGCTCAGCTTCCTCGGCTGGCTCGGCGACGACCTCGATGGTCTCAATGTTGCTTGTTCGATCTTCGTCGGTTGGCTCGGTGTTAATAAACATCATGCTTGTGACACCAGCAAAGACGGCAAAAACCGCAACCGCTACGAAGGCAACGTTCTTGTTGCTAAAATTATTCTCGTTTGTCATAAGTTCCTCCTTTAAAAAATGCGGGGCATCTGTAACCCATGCCCCCCTGCGGTTGGTTCAGGACTCAGGTGCCTGTCGAAACGCCAGTGTCCGCGCTGCCAGTGTCACCTGTCTCACCAGTGGAACCCGTGGGAACCGTGGTGGGGGGAGTTGTTGGAGGAGTCGTAGTCCCCGTTGGCTCCGTGGTGGTTGTCTCTGAACCGGTGTCGCCACTGTCCTCCTTGTCTGGCCCGCAGCCAAGAAGCAGTAGTGCTCCCATCACGGAAACACATAAGCGACCAAATAGATTACTGAACATGAATGAATTTCTCCTTTTATGCACTCATCAAGTCATTAAAAGCGCTGTCAACGCTTGAAGTGGTGTTGTTACTGTCGTACTTCACAACATCCTCTCCAGCAGAGTCCTCGCCTGCAAGCCACTCGTCAAGCATGACCTGAATTTCCTGTGGAGTCTTCCGTGGGAAAAGCTCATCGAAATCAGGGATGCTGTCGAGCAACTCTGCGCATCGATCAGGGCCGCCAACTGCGTCATCGCAGAGAGGGCTTGAACGACGGCGTGGAGTAATGCCGGTCTGTGGGAAAGATGCTCCAGGCGGCTTTCCATAGGTAATAACGAGGTCAGTTCCTGACTCAACATCGGTAATGTCGCCATACTCGGGGTTGAGAACAAGCTGGAGAAGCTGCTCGTAAGCACGCTTTCCAAAACCCCAGATGCGAACACCCTTCTCCTCCTCACCTCGGACAAGAACGGGAGCAAAGAAACGCTGCTTTGCCATCAGATCCTTAGCCTGCTTGATGCTGGCCTCGTCACCTGCCTGGAAAAGCTGACGAACAAAGTCGTTAAGTGGGTCGTCAATGCCAAAGTTACGCTTCGGGCTGAGAAAACCAGGGTTCTTACCCAGGTTGTAGTGGAACCAAAACTCCTTAAATGGATCGCCATCAGGGGTTGGAACGATACGAATGGTCTGTTCACCATCCTCGGGACGCCAGAAGGGAGACTCCTTCTTACCGCCCTTGTTGTGAAGTGCGTCAAGCTTTGCACGCATCTTGTCAAGATTGATACCCATTTTTCTTTTCTCCTTGTTGTTTAAAGAAAGACTGGCAAATATCCCAGCCCTACTGGTTCTGTATCATTGGACTGTGGATCAAAAGGTATCCGTAGTCCGTCTCATAGTTGGTAGGAAAAACACCATAGGAAACTGTTTTTGTTTCATCAGTGATCTTTCCTGTCATTTGTGAAACGATGGTCTTGTGTAAAGAGCCATCCTCTCGCAACCTCTTGCCTCCAACACAATAAATGTAGCATGCTTCCCGTGGTGTGTCAAGTGAAAAGAATAACTTTTCTTCATCCTTTTCAAAGTCATAAATCCCAACTGTGGAGATTCGGCGGGTTTCTCCTGGCTCTTCTAGTCCGCCCATGACTGGTTCTTGGTTTTTGCACACATTTATCATGTGGAGAGTTGAAACGATGATCTCGTTCAACTTGTCATAATAGCCGATGATCGGAACTTCGCCAATAACGGCCTCAACTGCGTTGTTTGAAATAAGGTAAATGCGCTCTATTGCCCCTGACCTTGCGTATTGTTGGAGCACGTTAAATGTTACGCGCTCGTGTGTCTTTTTACGCTCGCTTAGGAGTGACCGGTCAGGCTGGATGTAGACGACGCTTATTCCTTTCTTGTCCTTTATTCCTTCCATTACTCGGAGAGACATACCAGAAATGTCCCCCGATCCACCTATTACAATGTAGCACGCTCCCTCTGCTGTGTCAAGGAATTTTTTGAGGTCAGGTGCATTTTGTTCGTACTGCTCTGGCCCTTGCTGCTTCTCTATAGTGTAGCTGTTCTCGCCTCGCCTGTCAAGGTCAATGTAGAAAGTTTTATACTGCGGGTATTTTGAAAAACACTCCGCAATAGCACAGCCAGCCTTTCCAAGACCAATGATGTTCATGGCGCAGCCTCCAACGCGGCCACGAGGGCGGCGGCTTCGGTGTGGTCAGATTGCGCGGACGTGCCCACAACTCGCCAGCCATGCACGCCGCCCGCAGTCAGCAGGGGCTGGCAGGTCAGCC